ACCTGTATCTAACAAAGAGTTACCTTTGTGTCCCAACAATACTGTGTTTGGTGGGAAGTATGGGTCACGATATACTTGATATCTACCTGCTAATGTACCGATTCTTTCGATACCCATGTTGTACTGGTCTTGCTCAGGAGCTGCGTTTGATACGTGGAAGTACTCCAAGTCATCAAAGATTGCACTGATTTCAGAAGATACAACAATCCAGTTTGCTCCACCTCTTAAAGTAGACTTGTGGATTTGTGCTGAAATTTGGTTGATTGCTGTAATCAACGTTTGGTTCCAGTCCTTTTGAGTGTACTGAGTTAATGGAGTTGCAGTTGTGCCTCTCTTCCAACCGTTGTAGTCCCATCTTAAAGTCCAAGCAGCACCTTTTCTAAGGTCTCTCAAGATTTCTCTGTCGATTTCAGCTGCCACCTGCTCAGACAACAAAGCTGTCAATTCAGCTTCAGCGTCGATGTTGTGGAATGCTGATACGTCTTGAGCCATTTCAGGTGACCATTGTGCTCTTAACTTTCTTTCTGTAACAGAAACAGTTACTGACTCAAGGTCAAACGATACTTCACCAATTCTATCTTCGAATTCCAATTCTTTGTAAATTCTGTAAGTAGTTGTGAACTGTGAACTTGCAACTGTTGAACCGTCAGCCACTGTAGTGTAACCTGAGTAACCGTCAAATGAACCTGCTCCGACAGAACAAGGAACTTGGAAGTCGATTTCAAGGTAAATCTTACCGTCAGAGTCACAAATGTTGTCATAAGAACCACCGTTAGCAGTGTTAGACGAACCGAATGCTGGTGTTGATGTTCCACCGTACTCAACGATACCTTTACCGTATTTCTGAGTTACAACTCTGAACAACAAGTTACCTGTAACCGCTGACCATGGAGATGTACCAGATTTTGATGTGATTGTCAAATCAGAAAGGAATGTTTCTGTGTCGACTGTGTTACCATCAGGACCCATCAATTTACCGTATGAACCAGCGTTTGAGAAACCTGACATAACGATTAATACTTTTCTGTATTCACCTGCAGTGTAACCTGAGTTAACTAATGAATCGCCTACCCATACTACAGTTACGTTTGGTGCAGTTACAGAAGAGAACTGACCTTTAGAGTAGTCGAATAATCCTGGTGGGTCAAGAGCTGGTTCGTTACCTTCGTAGAATCTATCGTAAAGGTCTTTACCATTGTCTGAACCATAACCCTGATTAGGTGAGTTCTCACCCGAATCAACTGCTTCAGGTGAACCGATTGGTGCGTAGTGGATAGTTCCGTTAGCTCCGTCAACGTATTGTTGAATTTTAGGTACGAAGTAGAACAATTTACCGATAGGTAAGTTCATAGCTTGTACTGATACGATATCGTTAGCCAATAATTTAGAGAATACTCTTCTAACGATAGGGAAAACAACCGTCTCAAATGAACCTGTGTCAGATGTAGATGATGCTTCGTTGATTAGGTAAGAAGCTTGGTTTTCGTAAAGTTGAGCCACGTTTTCTCTCATGTGACCTTTCAAACCTTCCAAGAAACCTAACTTATCCCATTTGTTGATTGTGTCTTCTTTGATAACTTTCAAGTGCTTAAGACCGATGTTACCAACTAAGCCTGATTCTAATAATGCTCCCATTTTAGTTTTTATTTAGTTTTGTTTTAGTTTATTTTTATTTTTGTAATTTACTCATTAAATCTTTCATTCTTAAGAACTGAGGATTTTCATAAGTTTTTGACTCAATAAGGTTTGTAGAAGCTCCTCTTGATGGAGTCTTAGCAACTTTAGATTCAACTGATTCAGAAATAGTTGAAGTTTCTTTGCTTTGATACTCTTCTTTCAAACTCTTATAAAGAGTCTTTGATTCTTTTAAAGTTTCGACTGTATCGAATCTTCTCAAAATGTTAATTTTTTCTTGTTTTGTTGTTGTGTGCTCAGTGAACAATCTTGTTGCATAAGCTAAGTTTGAATTGAAAACAGCAACTTCATTTAATTTTTCTCTGAAAATATTTAATGCTTTTCTGTATTCTTCATTTTTAGCTCTCAAAGATTCTACTTCTTTAGCCATCTCACTTTCAGATACAGTTCTTACCTTTTGTTTTGGTAAACCGTGTCTTTTTGGGTCGTTCTTAGAACCATTACCCAAAGTACGAGCCGCTTCAGTTGTTTCAGCATCTTCTTCCTCTGACATTTCGAATGACTTCTTTTTCAAGTTCATACCAACACCCTTAGGTTTAATAGTCATGTCGCCTTCTTTCATTTCACCTTCTTCCATTTCAGAATCTTCCATTTCAGATAAATCAAATGATTTTTTACCAAGGTTCATTCCCATACCTTTTGGTTTAATAGTCATAGACTCCTCAACCTCACCTTCGAATGCTTTTGTTTTTTTAGTCATACCTTTTTTTGTTGTGTAATCTTTATCACCTTTATGGGTTTTTGATTTTTCACCCTTTCCCATTCCGTAGTCACCTTCACTCATTTCTTCGTACTCTTGGTCAGAAGATTCATCTTCATAATCTTCCATTTCGTCTTCGTCTTCAGAAATTTCGATTTCGTAAACTACATCGTCTTCTTCGTACATCTCATCCATTGTTTCTTCTTCGTCCTCACCTTCTGTGTGAATTTCATATTCAACATCAGAGTTAGTGTCCTTAAGGTGAATTGAATCTTCATCCTTAGAAACAATAATACCATCTTCTTCACCCATAGCTTTGAAGACTTTTAAGATTTCATCATCAGACGCAGTTCTAAGGTCTAAAGGTAATAGAACTTCTTCTTCGTCATCTACTTCCAATTCACCACCAGGTAGGTCCAAAGACATAAGGTCTTCTTCACCATCTAATGTTTCATCAGAAAATTCATCGTCAGATTCTTCATCGTCAGATTCTTCATCGTCCATGTCAAGTTCAGCTTGTTCTTCCATTTCGTGAGCGTGCTCACCTTCTTCCATTTCTGATACTTCTTCCATAGACTCCGCTTCTTCAACCTCCTCAAGAGATTCCTTTACTAGTTCACTGATTTCTTCCTTCATTGTTGAAGCAAGTATTCCTTTTGCATTTTGAGTTACGGCTTCTTCCAAATTTTTCATTTGTAAAAGTGCCTCTTCAACTAAAGATTTTTTTTCGTTTTGCATTTTAGTTTTAAGCAAGAGTTTGTTTATTTTACTAAATAAATATCTCACTTTTAAAAAAAGTTTATTTTCAAACAAAAGGGCAAAAAAAAATCGGGTTTTAACCCGATTTAATTTTTAATTGATTTAATAATTTTTTTTATTCGAAAACTTCGTCAATCTTACTTTCACTCACAGATGTGATTCTCCAATCGTAAGTAAAACCTTCAAACTTTTTAGTGACTTTAGCCTCTACGTCAGTGACGCTGAAACCTCTAACCAACTTTTCTTCTCTAATTTTTTTAACTTTGCCAGTGTCAGAATCAACCAAGTCATACTGAATTTTCGCTACAAAATATTTTTCGTCCATAATTTTAAGTTTTTTTAATAACCTAAATAATCGGAAAGTCTTCTCATTAAGTCAACAGACTTATCATTTTTTCTAATGTTCTCAGGTAACTTTTTTTCCTCTTCTAAGTTTTCCTCATACTTGTTTCTATCTTCTTTGTTCAAGAACAAATATGCGCCAGGCGTAGATGGTGATGACACTAAGTCAAAACAGATAAGTTCAAAATCATCTTGTACTTCGTTTTGTTCACCTTTCTTGGCCAACGAACCAATACCTCTTGATGATACTCCCATTGTAACACCTTGTCTCATAAGGTTAGCTGCAACATCACCGGGTGACGATACAATACCTCTTTCGTGAAATCCTGGTGTGGTAAGTAATTTAATCTTACCCATAAGGATATTACCTTCCCACCATACATCGGTGATAAGGTGTGATACTCTTTCCAAGTCAATCAATGAAGATTCAGGGTGATTTAGTTCGGATATTGAAAGACCTTTGTTGATTGCTTTTTTGTATTTATCAACTTCTCTTTTTAATATCCTTTCGGGATAAACTCTACCATTTCTATTTGGTACACCATATTTTTGAAGTGTTGCGTAAAACTCAAAAGGCTTTGAATGTTCTAACTGACCATAAGATTCTCTTATAACTTCAGCATTTCTGAATTCACTTGGAGATACTGTTCCTGCATCCCACTCAACTAATATACCATTTCCTAAATCGTTTGGACCTAATACTCTCATTGTATTTTTTTATAATAAATACTATGGAATATCAAATGTTTTTTGTTTTTGATTTTGATAGTTGAAAATATTCCGACCTTAGAAGTTCATCTTGATATACTGACTTAGCAATTTTTTTGATTTTTTCTTTTAATATTTGTGATTTGAATTCAAGTGAATCTTTCAAAAAAAGTGTGATTTCTAAACTCATGAAACTTTTCTTGTTTAGTTGTATCCCACTTGTGCGTAGGTCTAAATCCACTATTGAGTTTTTTTCGAATACATCTTGGTCGATAACTTCTAACAGATTATGTTTAATTTGTCTGTTTAAATTTCCCGTTACTCGGTCCCAATTTTCTACTTCTTTTATGGGTTCAACCCAAGATTGTATGTTTATGTAAAGTGATTTAAAATTTATTGAATCTACGGTTCCGTACACACATTTCGCATTATCAAAAATTGATAACTTCGATGTTTTTCCTTTTTTCATTTATTGTTTCATCTAAGAAGTTTTATTGTTAGATAAATTATAAACAAAAAAAGATTGTTTGTCAAAAACTTCCCAAGTTCAATTATATTTATTAAAATAGTATTATGATAGTAATAGAAGTACAAAAAGGTGAAAGTATTGAGAAAGCTCTCAAACGTTATAAGTACAAGGTCATGAAGACCAAACAGATTGATATGTTACGTGAGAGACAGGAATTTGTCAAAAAATCAGTAACTAAAAGAATGAAAAAACAAAAAGCCAAGTACAAACAATATATCCAACACATGGAAACAAAATAAAAAAGTCCGACTAAGTCGGACTTTTTCTTTATAACCCTTGTTCTAATTGTTTTAGTTTATATAACGAAATCAAATCAGATTCACTTTCTTGTATTTTTTTGATTGTACTACCAATCTTTTCTTTTAACTCAGAATCTTCTGACTCTGCTATCTTATCTGACAATTTAGATATTACGCTTTCTTTGATTGATTCGATTTCTTTTGAAATTTCTTTTTTATTCAAGGACAATAAAGATTTTAATTCTTTTTTCTCTTCTTCAGAAATGTTAGAGTATTCTTTATTGAACGTATTTGTAACAATTTTCAACATAGACGAAAGTGGAATGTTCACACTTTCTTGGACCTTCTCTTTCTTTGATGATATTAGGAGACTTTTGATTTGTGTCTTAGTTTCCAATATTCTCTCAAGATTTGTAATCTTATTTTCATAAACAACAAAATCTATGTTTGAGTATTCGTTTTCAACATCACCGTCTAAGTTTGTTTTTACCCAATTGTATAACTCATCTATTTTTTTCTGATTAGAAGATATTAAATCAGATAATCTTTCGAATGATTCGTTTACATACTCAGTAGCAATTTCTTTATTGATACCTTTTTGAGCAGATAAATCATTGTAAATAAAATACATCTCAGAGATGGCTTTGTTGGACAAGATGTTTTTCTTGAACTCTTTCATTACGGTTTTGAATTTTTCTTTACCGTATGATTGAACCATTAAATGGTCAAAATTTGATTTAAATTGTCCGAACTTATTCATAATATTTTTATTAATAAATATTACTTGTTTAATAACTCATTAAGTTTATCTTCGATTTCACCTAAAGATTTTTTTCCTTTAGATAAATCAAGTACATCTTGACCTTTTAATATGTCATCTTCAATAAGAAGATTCATGTCTCTATCTTTAACTGATTCAGGTGTTACTTCAGCTGCTCCACCACCTGGTGCTGGTTCCTCAGGAGTTTCAGGTGTCCCTGTCTCTAAAGATGCTGGTTCACCAAGTCCTCCTAAATCACCAATTGCTGGTTCTGTAGTTTCTCCTGCAGGTTCTTCACCCGGTGCAGGTTGTGTACCTTTGGTTCCGTACAATTTATCTAAATTATCGAAAATACCTGTCTTAGTTATAACTTGAGGTGTTTGTTCAAGTTCAGCGGCTACCGCCTTCTCAATTCTCTGTTGTTGAATATCCAACTTAATTTCTTCATCTGAGAAACCAAGAATATGTTTTTTAGCCCATGAAGAAGATACTGCCTGTATACCATTTCCTGGGTCAGAAACCGCATCTTTATAAAGAAGGATTTTTTCTTTCCAAGTCTCAATCTTAAGTAAGTCCGCCTGTGAAGATGGGTTTGTTAATCCTAAAACAAAGTTGTTTAATTCATCTTCAAATCCAAGAATGTATAAGTGAATAATTGCAATCTTATTCATCTCTTGAATCATAGACTTCTGAATTCTATTGATAGTTCTTGCAAAACGTATGTCCTGTAATGATAAATTCTTACCGTCACCAACAACTTCTTCAAAACCTAAGAATGCCTTAGGAACACGAAGTGCCGTTAATAGTTTTTTCTGAATATATTCAATATCAGCAATTTCAGATAAGTTTTGAGCTCCTGGTAATGTGTCAATTGGGTTTGGTGCGTTAGGGTCACGAACAGGAATAAAGAAATCTTGGTCAACCGCCATTTGGTTGAATCTTAAATCCACGTTTCCTGTTTGTGGGTCGGCAATTTGGTCCCTCTTAAATTTATTGGCAACACGCTGTACATACGGTTCAACGTCTTTGTCATCCATGTTTCCGACAAACACTTTGAATACACGTCTTTCGGGTGCTCTTGAGGTTCTGTATACTAACATCGCATCTTCAGACAAAATTAATTGTTTCCAAATACGACGGGCTTTTTCTAACATAGAAGTACCATAAGGTAATTTTCTATCATCACCTAACAATCTAAAGTGTGCAATTTCCCATGTATTAAACTCCAAATCTTTTTCATTCCAAATGAACTTCAAAGCATCTGTGGTTGCGTCAGTTTGGTATTTACCTGATGAAATTTTCATACCTCTTTCAATTCTTTCGATTTGAATGTTAGGTAATTGTTGGGAACCCATGACACCCTTTTCGGGGTCCAATTTTAGGTAGACAAAATTGTCTCCATACTTGCATGTATTTCTTGTCCACATAGGTAGATTAGTATTAATATCCAATCTGTTATTGAACAAGTCTGCAAGAATTGATTTAATTCGCTTACTCTCAGAGTATATCTGTAATATAAATCCATCTTCATTTACTGTTGTTGATTCTTCGGCATATATGTCAAGGGCTGCTGAAATTTCAGGAGTATATTCCATACTCTCATAGTCATAATATGCTGCTAATCTTGTAGGTTGATAATAAACGGCTTGAGTATAAAGATTACTTTCTACCTTGGTCCATTGTTGACCCAAATAAAGCGATTGTTGAGCTTGAAGTTTTTCTCTTTCGTACTCTTGTTTATCGGGTGTTTTAAGTAATTCTTTTTTGTCGAATTTGTAAACAGGGGCTTGCTGGTCCAAAGTTGAGTCGGGACCAAACACTTTACCAAGTCTCTGCCAAATCGTTAAATTATTTTCTGCCATTATACTATAGTTAATAATACGTTCATTCTTCAATAAAGAAATAAATATTTACTTACCGAATAACCATAAATACTTCTGATAATCACTTTGTGTAGGTTGTCCAAACTTTTCATTATTCCTTCCATAGTTACCCATAGATAAACCAGGATTAAAATCTTTCATGGAACCTTTTACCGGTGTTTCATTTACCGTCCAACTTTCAACCATCGCCTTTGTGGTTTCAGTAACTTTTTCTAATTGTGAAAAAGATGTTTCACCAACATATATCGCCATGGCGCATGACATAATAAGGTCATCATGTTGCCCTTTTAGGTGGTCAGGTCTACCGTTTACATAAACAAACGTGTTCAACTCGTTAATCAACCTATTGGACCTAATCTTAAAACCATGTCTTAATGCTTCTTCGAACGCAGCAATAATTTGAACTCTTTTTGAGTTGAAGTTAATACCGGGAATCTTCTCGAGTGCCTTTGGGTCATATTTCCACTTGTCAGCAACGTTAACACCGTCAATATATAAGTTTTTATATCCAAGTTCTTGCAGTTTTCTTGATGTGGAAACTCCCATACCACCAGTGATATCGATTACAACAAATGCGTTGTACATAACCGCCCACTTCATAGCAACTTCCGCAGCCACGTCAGGTGGAATCTTTCCAAGATACTCCAATACTTGTTCTCTTTCATCAAAATCAATAATGTTAAAAGTTGTAAAGTCTTCAGAGTCACCACGAGATACGTCAATCCCCATAATATACTTATGACCTTCAACAGGCTCTTTCCACTGCCAAATAGCACCACCCATAAATTTGTATTCAGGATTTTTGATGTCATTTTCTTTAATTCTTTCAACGACATCTGAAGGAATTACCGAGTCACCTGAACCCAAGAAGTTACACTCCAATTCCTGTGCAATTTTTCTCCTATCAAACTTTAACTTTTTTGCCATTGATTCAAACCAAGATGAGTATGGTTTGTAACCGTCGGCAAATTGTTTTTTAATTAACTCAAAATCTCTTTCATACGGATTAATATGGGAGTAGTCTACAGTAATTTCTTCATCTTTATATTCTGAACGATTCAAAAGATAATGTACGATATCTTTAACTTTAAGAAGTTTTAAATCTTTGGAATATCGTGGGTCACGATACCAATACATCTCCGTGATTTTGAAATCGTTCATGCCACGGAGAGCCAGGTCGTAAATACTATAATAAATTGGGTCGAATCCGTTTGGGGTAGAAATAACAATTACTTTACCACCCGTAGACAAAGATGCCATACACGCAGACCAGAAGTCATCATCCGCATCAATAAAGGCTGCTTCGTCAAAAATAAGGATAGTAGGAGTATAACCACGAAGTGCGTCTTTAGATGTTGCAACCGCCTTTACCTCACAACCATTTGATAACTTAAAGTGTTTTTGTGCGTTTTTATCATTAGAAAAACCGACACCCAACCAAGACGGCCATTGTTCAACAAAGGCTCTAATCTTGTTCGCCATTTCAATAGACGTATCTTGTTTGTTGGCAATTACAAGGATTTTTTCAGGTTTTGTTTTTGAGGCAAAAACCAATCGTTTTGAAACCCAAGCAGAGGTAACCGTAGATACCCCCGCCTGTCTATATTTCAAAGCAATGTTTTCTTCGTAAGTGTCGTAATCTTCAATTAACCTGACTTGGTCAGGGAAAAGTTCTAAAGGAACGTATTTGGATTGTGTGTTATCGTATGTCTGCAAATATGTCTTTAGTGCGTAAGATGTGTTTTTTACGCATTTAGCATATTCTAAAATTGCTTGTTCTTTCGATAACGCCATTGACCATAGTATAAATCATTTATGATAAATCTATACCTAAACCGCCCAAAAAGTTTCTGAAGTCATTATCGTCGTCTTCGTCCTCATCATCAGAACTCATAGCATCTTCATAGTCATACTTTTTAAGTTCTTCAATGATATCATTAACCATTTTCTTTACGATTTGTTTTCCTGCGGGTGTTTTACCCATGATTTCTCTTGCAACTTGGAAGAATTCCTCAGTACTCAACGATGAGAATCTTGAGAACAAATAGTTTTGAATTTCTTTCAAATCATCCTCAAATAACTCATCAGGATATGATTCCAAGAATCTTTCCCAAATTACGGGACCTAATCTTAAATCCCACATTTCATATGGTAATGTGTCTTGTGACATCATAACCATCTCGGCAGCTTTAGGGTCATCAGGTAATCCTTGTGTACCTAATACTTCATACACACCCTTAAGTAACTCGTGAATAAGAATTGGGAAGAACAAACCTTTAACCTTAATAGTTGGAGGGTCTGTTTTGTCATCGACTTCTTCAGTTCCTTCAACACCTTGTCCAGTTTCACCCATCATGTTCATCATTTGCTCGGGCATAATCCAATACAACAAATCATTGATAGACATCAACACACCATAAAGATTTAATAGTCTTGGGTCGATTCTATTTAATTCTTCTTCAACTAAGTTGAACATATAGTGTCCTTTTTTAGATGCTCCTTGGATTAATGAGTTGATAAATCTTCTTTTTGCTTTTTCTAAGTCAAACTTTTCAAAAGCTTTCATGAAGTTATCAATATCATCTTCAGCTTCATCTTCAGAAACTCCAAACTTATCCATTATATCCTCTTCAGAAGGTTCTTGAGATTTTTTTGGTAATTTAGATGTGTCCACCTGTCCCATACCCGATGTTAGTTCAACATCAAATTGAAATGCGTTATCAGGTAAGGACATTTCTTTTTTAACCAAATCAACGGCTAAGTTTTCCAAATATTCTTTGTTCTCATTTTCAATTGACTTAACTGTTTGAACAGCTTGAGCCATCATCATCATA